ATTGCCGGAGTTTCAGAAACCGGGAACCCGAAGCACGCATGGGATTTCCTGATCGCCGCGACCCGTGCGGCATAACGCACCAGCTCAGGCGGACGCCGCTTGCGGCGTGTCGCCTGGAGCGATGGGTTAGCCGGAACTTTACGAAGAGAGGAAACAAATGGACTACAAATTTACCCCGCGCAACGTGCTGCCGAATGGCTTGACGCTGCTACAAGTTAACCCAGACTGCGCCGCGCAACTTGACCCGAAAGCACGCGATCACGGGTGGCTTTATGTAAAGGGAGCGGACGGGCAGTGGGTAACGCACAGGAAGCTGGAAGCCGCCGAAATTGACGAAGCCAATGACCAAGCGGCTGATATGGCAGTTCGGCAAGGGGTTTTCAGTGAATGAGGGTGTTCATGGGGTTCATTTCAGCAACACTTGGGCGGTTCTCACCGCGCCCCGTCGCCTTCGACTCTGATACACTCTCGCAAAATCTGAAAGAGAGACCATGATCGGCGAATTCATCATCAAGCTGCTGCACGCCAGGACGAACGCCCACATCCTGCATCTGGGCACGACCAGCTTTGCTAAGCACAAGGCGCTCAACGACTTCTATGACGAGATCGTCGATCTGGTCGACACCCTGGCGGAGGCCTACCAGGGCGACTACGGCCTGATCACCGACTACCCGCCGCGGTACACGCACTTCGACGACGGCCTCGAGCTCATGGCCGACCTCAGCGCCTGGATCGAGAAGAACCGTCACAGCCTCTGGGACGGCGACGACAGCTATCTCGAGAACATCGTCGACGAGATTGTCACGTTGATCAGACAGACCCAATACAAGCTCCGCTTCCTGAAGTGACCACCCATGCCCGTTGACGCCCAGCTCGCAACCGAACAATGGATGCGATATTCATATTGCCGCGACCGCGGCCACCTTCAGTTCCTGGAGAAGGCCCATCAGTGCGAGGAGTTCTTCGCCGGCAATCAGTGGTCGCAGGCCGACATGACGTCTCTGCGACTGCAGCGCCGGCCGGCGCTCACCATCAACAAGATTCTCAGCACCCTGTCGACGGTCTTCGGCGTGCAGATTGAGAATCGGGCTGAGATTCTCTTCAAGCCCAGCTACGGTTCGCCAGCCGAGACCGCCGAGGCGCTGAACAAGGTCTGGATGCAGATCGCCCAGAACAACCAGCTCCAGTGGGTGCGCTCCGAGCTCTTCGCCGATGGCTGCATTCGTGGCCGCGGATTCCTTGACACACGCCTCGACTTTTCCGACTCGCTCCAGGGTGAGGTTCGCATCACGAACCTGAACTCCAAGAACGTCGTTATCGACCCCGACGCCGAGGAGTACGACCCGGACAGCTGGAGTGATGTGCACGTCACCAAGTGGCTGACGCCCCAGGACATCGCCATCCTTTATTCCAAGGCTGACGCCGACATTCTCAAGAACCGAGACGGCAGCGCCTACCCCTACGGGTACGACTCCGTCGAGCGCGTGCGCGATCGCTTCGGTGGCAACCAGCTTCTGGCTGGCTATTACGGCATCCTCGACCAGCACAACGTGCGTCGCAACGTGCGCGTGCTCGAACGTCAGTACCGTCGCCTGGACAAGGCAGAGCACTTTGTCAACGTCCGCACGGGCGACCTTCGTCAGGTGCCCTCTGAGTGGGACCGCGACCGCATTGCTTTCTACCTGCAGAACGCCGGCCCGGACGTCTCGGTCGTCAAGAAGCTCGTCCGTCGCATCCGCTGGACCGTTACCGCTGACAACCTCGTCCTTCACGACGACTGGTCGCCATACAAGCACTTCACCGTCGTCCCATACTTCCCGATTTTCAGGTATGGCAAGACCGTAGGCCTCGTCGAGAACCTCATTGGCTCACAGGAGCTACTGAACAAGACCTCCAGCCAGGAGCTGCACGTCGTCAACACCACGGCCAACAGCGGCTGGAAGCTCAAGACCGGCGCGCTGAAGAACATGAGCGTCGAAGAGCTGGAGATGAAGGGCGCCCAGACGGGCCTCGTTCTCGAGCTCGACGACGTCGCCGCCGCAGAGAAGATTCAACCGAACGCAACCCCGCAGGGCCTGGACCGCATCAGCTACAAGGCCGAGGAGCACATCAAGGGCATCTCCGGTGTCTCTGACTCCATGCAGGGCTTCGACCGTGAGGACGTCGCGGCCAAGGCCATCCAGACCAAGCGCTCGGCCGGCGCCACCAACATGGGCAAGCCGCTCGACAACCTCGCTCGCACCGACTGGATTCTGGCCCGCAACGTACTCGACATGGTGCAGGCCCACTACATCGAAGAGCGCCTTTTCACCATCACCCACAACGATCCGGCTAAGGAGCTCGAGACGGTCGCCGTCAACCAGTGGGACGAGGGCGAGCAGCGCATCGTCAACGATCTCACCGTGGGCGAGTACAGCATCACCGTCACCAGCCAGCCCTATCGCGAGTCCCTCGAGGACAGCCAGTTCGACCAAGCCCTGGCCATGCGCGAGCGCGGCATCGCCATCCCCGACTCCGTACTGGTTGAGAACAGCCGGCTCCTGCGCAAGCAGGAGATCATCAAGGCCATGGAAGGCGACAAGGACAGCCCCGAGGCTCAGCAGCGTGCCCAGCTGGAGCTGCGCGCCTTGGAGGCCGAGGTGGCTACCGCCGAGGCCGAAGCCATGTCCAAGAAGGCCGACGCCGAGCTCAAGATGGCCAAGGCCCAAGAAGCCCTAGTCAGCGCGCAGAACGGCGCAGGCGGTGAGAGCCCCGAGGCCAAGATGGCCGAGATCGAGATGGACGCCCAGCTGCAGCGCGAGAAGATGGACCGTGAGTTCGCCCTGAAGACCGAACAGATGGAACGTGAGTTCGCCCTGAAGGAACGACAGTTCCAGCAGGAAGCTGAGATTCGTCAGCAGCAGGCCAGCCAGGACGCAGAGATCAAGCAGAAAGACGCAATTGCCCGCCGGGCACAAGGTTTCAAGCAGGACGCACAACAACCCACAGGAGATAAGTGATGCCCCCGGAACAACTCGAATTCGCCAGCCCCGAAGACCGCGGTGACAACATCCCAGTCGCCGCACCTCAAGCCAATGCGCCTGCGGTCAAGATGGAGGAGCCGCCGAAGCTCGACGAGCCAAGGGCCGAAGACCCGCCGCGCGACGAAGGCGGCAAGTTCGCCAAGAAGGAGCGCCAAGCCGACCCTGACTCGGAGGTCCGCATCCCCAAGTCGCGCTTCGATGAGCAGGTCGCAAAGGAGCGAGACCGCGCCGAGGCTGCCGAGCGCCGTGCAGTAGAGCTCGAAGCTCGCCTGAACGCCCAGGCCCAGAAGACCGAGCCCCAGGCCGACCCGGTCGCCACCAAGGTGGACGATCTGGAGGCCCGCATCGAAGCTCTTCACGATAAGCGCGACGGCTTCCTCGTCGACGGCAACATCGAGAGGGCCGCTGAAGTTCGTCGCGAGATTCGAGCCATTGAGAAGGAGCTGCGCGAGGTCGAGCGCAACACGCTACGCAACGACGCTGAGCAGATCGCCGCTCGCCGCCTGGACACTCGGAGCGAAGAGCAGCGCATCGACACGGTGGTGTCCGATCTGGAAAGCGAGTTCTCGGTGCTCAGGAAGGGCAGCGATGAGTACGACCCTCGCATGGTCAACTTTGTCCTCGTCGAGCAGCAGCGCCTGATCGACGAACTTCGGTTGAGCCCTCACGAAGCGCTCAGCCGCGCCGGCAAGGAAACGATGGAGCTCTTCGGCCATAAGTCGTCAGGCACCAAGGGCGAGCAGGAAGACAAGCCAGAGACCCCGGCTGACAAGCGCCGCGTCGAGGCCCGACAAAAGGTTGCCGACACCATGAATCGCCAGCCGGCGTCACTGAAGGATGCGGGCATCGACAGCGACAAGGCTGGCCAGGACAAGGCGGACCTCGACGTGAACAAGCTGTCTGAGGCCGAGTTCAATGCGCTGCCTGCGGCTCAGCTTGCCAAGCTCCGTGGCGACTTCGTGGAGTGATGAGCATGACGACCCCTACTAAAGTGATCGTCTAATGAGCCTCATCAGAATCGATGATGATCGCTGGATTGAATCCAGCGACGTCACCTCGGTGGCGGTGGCAGGTTCAAAGGTGACTGTCACCCTTCGCTCAGGAACCGAGGTGTATCTGCCCTGCAAGCCTGGGAACTCTGTATCCCACATGGCGGAGGTGTTCGTGAACACGGTGAACGATTCGAATCGCAGCTGAGAAAGGAGGTGATCCTTTGTCTCGTGTGACCGTTGCAAGCTCTGACGCTCTCTGTTAGAGTCACCGCGACCGAATGGCACCCGTAAGGTGCCAACCCTGACAGGCGGTTTGTAGCATGTCACCTCGCAACCCACCGGCGAACAGGTGGGCGACTCGACCTCGTTAAGGCCGTGTTCTTCGCATTTTGCCAGCGACACAGGCAGACGCAGACACCGCGAGAGTGTGTTGGGGCGCGAAAGCGCACTGCGAAATCCACGGCTCACACATAACGGAGGTTCCGAATGAGTCTGACTAACTTTGCCCTGCTCACCAATGAGCAAAAGACCACTTGGTCCAAAGACCTGTGGCGCCAAGCCCGCAACTATTCCTTCGTCAACCAGTTCTCTGGTTCTGACTCCAACTCGGTCATCCAGCACATCACCGAGCTGAAGAAGTCCGAGAAGGGCGCCCGCGCAGTCATCACCTTGCTGGCCGACCTCGAAGGCGACGGCGTTGCCGGTGACCGCACCCTGGAAGGCAACGAAGAGGCGATGAAGTCCTTCGATCAGGTCATCCGCATCGACCAACTGCGTCACGCCAACCGGCATGAAGGTCGTATGGCTGACCAGAAGTCCGTCGTCACCTTCCGCGAAAACAGTCGCGACGTCTTGGCCTACTGGCTGGCCGACCGCATCGACCAGATGGCCTTCCTGACCCTGGCCGGCATGAGCTACGGCACCAAGAACTCCGGCGGTGTCCGCCCTGGCTCCGACATGGTGAATCTCGAGTTCGCCGCCGACGTCACCGCGCCGACATCCAAGCGCCTGATGACCTGGGACAAGGCATCCGGCGGCTTGCTGCCCCCGAGCCAGAAGACCAACACCTCGGCCGGCTTCCTCGCCGCCGACACCCCGAGCTGGGAGCTCTTTGTCCAGCTGAAGGCCTATGCCAAGGACAACTACATCCGTGGCGTCAAGGAAAACGGTGGCCAGGAGACCTACCACATCTTCCTGAGCCCGCAGGCCATGGCCAAGCTCAAGCTCGACCCGACCTACCTGCTGAACCTGCGCCACGCCATGCCGCGTGACAAGGGCAACCCGCTCTTCACCGGCGGCACCGTTCGCATCGACGACCTCTACATCCATGAGTTCCGTCATGTGCCGAACACCCGCACCGCCGCCTCCGGCGCCAAGTGGGGTAACGCCGGCACCGTCGACGGCTGCCGCATGCTGTTCTGCGGCGCCCAGGCGCTCGGCTTCGCCGACATCGGCAACCCGGAGTGGGTCGAGAAGGGCTTCGACTACGAGAACCAGCAGGGCATCAGCACCGGCAAGATTCTCGGCTTCCTGAAGCCGAAGTTCTATTCCCAGTACAGCGGCGGCACTGTCGAAGACTTCGGTCTGATCGCCGTCGACGTGGCTCAATGAGGAGAATCACATGCCCAAACTGCAAGCTACCCGCGGCGCCCAGTACCTGCTCGTCGAAGAGTTTGTCCTCACTCACCAGAACTGGGTGGTGGACAGCGCCGACGGCGCCAAGAAGACCTTCGGTTCCACCGTTGCTGCCTCGACCGATCCGGCCGAGACCCTGCTGACCGGGCCCGTGGCCAACACCGTCGTGTTCGACGGCATGTTCATCCCGCGCGGCGCCGTCATCACCGGCGGCGAGGTGATCGTCGAACAGGCATACGTAGGCTCCACCGCCGCCACCCTGTCCGTCGGCATCGCCGGCTCGACCACCGCCCTGGCCAACGCCGTCGATCTGAAGACTGCCGGTCGCACCGCGCTCACCCTGAGCAACGTGACCCAGCTGCTCTGCAACGACGGCGCGAACATCCGCCTGACCCTGGCCTACACCGTGGCCAACGCCACGGCCGGCAAGGCCCGGGTGCGCGTGACCTACACCCTCGACGGTCGCATCCACGAAGCTGTCACCAACTAAACCAAACCGCTGAGCCCTTCGGGGCTCAGCTTGCAAGGAGAAGACGATGAGTGAAGTGAAACTCCCCCATTTCGTACTGAACCGGAATCACACCCTGATCTCCAAGACCGGCCTCGCCGTGCGCTTCGAGAAAGGCGTGGCCCGTCCGGTGCAGCTTATCCTCGTGCCCGAGGTGGTCGGCATCGGCGCAGAGCGTGTCGATGGTGAGCAGGGCGAGGGCTTTGAAGAAGAGAAGCGCCTGCCCGAGGAGCCCCAGGGCCACGAGCGCGAAGAGCTGATCAAGGCCGCCATCGAAGACCTCGTCGAGCGCAACAGCTCGAAGGATTTCAACGCTGGTGGTGTGCCGAAGCCCGTGGCCATCAAGGCCATCGTCGGCTTCCAGCCCGAAGCCGATGAAACCAAGAAGGCATGGTTGGCCTACCAAGCCGCGAAGTCTGAGTAATGGTCAACTCCGGCGAACTGATCGAAGCGTGGCGCTCTGACGTCCTTGACGATGTGGGTCCATATCTCTGGTCCCGAGCCGAGGCGATTCGCTACGCAGAAGCAGCCTACCGCCGGTTTGTCCGCCTCACCGGCGGCATCCACGACTTCACCTCCCCACTGACCCGGGTGGACATTGTCGCCGGTGAGGAGATCGCAACCATCAGCCCGCTCATCCTTCGCTTCGACAAGGCCCAGCGCGAGTCCGACGGGCGAGAGATCGCCATCGCAAACTGGACCGACCAGGGGTTGATGCGTAGAGATGACTACGGCATCTCATCGTTTCTCTATAACGACCGCGCACCAGGCGAGGTCCGTTACATGGTCATCGGCAGCGAGGTCGGAAAGGTCAAGTGGGTTAGCCCGCCGGCCGCCGACGACGTCGCCCTGCTGCAGGTCTATCGTCTCCCGCTCACCCGCATTGTTGACGAGACGCACACGCTCAGCGAAGTGAACGAGGACTACCACATCCATTTGCTGGACTGGATGAAGCACCTTGCATATCTCAAGCGCGACAGTGAGACGTACAACAAACGGGCGTCGGACGAGCATCGCGCGGCCTTCATTCAAACCTGCGCCGAGGCCAAAGCCGAGATGGACCGCTACCGGTCCAAGGTACGCACCGTGCAATACGGAGGGCTGTGATGCCTGAGAAAGACCCCACAAACTGGACAACCGCAACCTGGGTGCTTGCCATGGGCATGGCCTTCGGAGGCGGCTTCATCAACTGGTATTCGAAGGTGAAAGCGGGGCACGCCCGCATCTTCAACGTGGCCGAGCTGTTCGGGGAGATGTTGATCTCCGGCGTTGTCGGCCTCGCTTCATACATGGCCGGCGACGGCCTTGGCTTGCCGGCGAGTCTCTGCGCTGTCGCAGCCGGTATCGGGGGCCACATGGGCACACGCCTTGTCTTCCTGGCCGAAGAGCTGGCCAGGAAGCGCTTCGAGGACGCCGCTAAATGAACGACGAGCTGCGCTCATCCCCGAAGCTGATCAGCTTCGTGTGCGCCTGGGAGAAGTTTGCGGCCAAGCCCTATCTGGATCAGGGCAACCTGCTCACCTGGGGCTACGGTCATTTGCAGAAGCCCGGCGAGGTGCCGCCGAGGATCATCACCGAGCAAGAAGCGGCGCGGATCATGGCGATCGATTTGATCGACGCAGAATGCTCTGTCAAGAGAGGCGTGACGGTCAAGCTGACTCAACAGCAGTTCGACGCGCTTGTGAGTCTGGCCTTTAACTGCGGCGAGTCATCGGTCAACGGGTCGACCCTGGTGGGCATGATCAACCAGGGTTGGGTTGAAAAGGGCGCCGGCCAGTTTGCCCGTTGGAACAAAGTTCGCGTCAAAGGAAAGCTCGTTCCGAGCAACGGCCTGACCAAGCGTCGGTCTGCAGAGCAACGAATCTTCGTCGAGGGTGTTTACGACTCGACGCACTGATCAAGCAATAAGCCCAGCTGGGGATGGCTGCTTGACCGGACCCATCGACCGGACCTAACCCCCAGCCACCGCCGACCCTGAGCAGTCTCCGCTCACTAAGGGTCGGCGGACCCACATCTAAGGAGCTGTCATGCGCGTTGCAGGCGTGGATTCAAATCGAGACAAGGTCGCCCTGAAAACATTTGCAGGGCTCAACAACACGGCGGACACGCTGCGCGGCTATCCGGGGCGGCAAGGCCTCGCCCCTGTCACGTGGCAGCTTCTCCAGCAAGCCGAGAACGTCGACATCAACGACGCAGGTCTTTTGGCCCGTCGGTCAGGTTTCACCCCGTTCTCGGAAGGCACACACATCACGTCGAGCTTCTCGACGTTTGACTTCTCCAGGCTCTACATCATTGATAGCGGCACCCTGTTCGTCGTCAATCAGGATGGTAGCCGCGTTGAGCTGGCCACAGGGTTGCACGGCGAAGCGTTCTGGGCAGAGGCGAATGGCGAGGTTTATGTCTCGGCCGGAGTGAAGCTGATCATCACCTCGAATGGCGAGGTGCGTGACTGGGGCGTGAAGACACCGACAGGTGGGGTTGTTCGAAACGCCAGCGGCGGGCTTACCCCGGGCGTCTATCAGGTGTGCTTCGCCTTCATCGACGCGCTCGGGCGAGAGGGCGGGGCCAGCCCGTCGACGGCCGTCATGTGCGTTGATGGCGGGCTCTCGATTGAAGGAATCCCGACGGACATCGGCTGCAACACGGCCATCTATGTGGCGGCCCAGGGTGGCGTGTTCCGGCTTGAGGCGGTTGTGCCGAGCACCACGTCAGCGTTCACGCTTGCCTCGTTGCATGGCGGACGAGAGCTCACAAACCAGTTCCTTGACCCCCCACCGGACGGGGCCGACAAGGTCGCGTTTTACAAAGGTCGCTTCTACGCAGCCGAGTACATGCCCGAGGAGGACATGACAGTTGTGTGGTTCAGCGAACCCCTCGGTTTTCATCTGTTCAACCTGAACAGCTCCTTCCTGCAAATCCCAGGTAGGGTGGTTCAAATCGCCGCCACGGAGCCCAAAGGGTCAGGCTCTCTGATGCTCTCTACTGAGAGACAGGTGTTTCTGTATAATCAGACCGACCTCGTTTCGGTGGCGGATTACGGCGCGGTACAGGGCCAAAACCCAGACTGGGGGCCGGATGACAAGCTGTATTTCTGGACGAAGCGCGGGTTGTGTCGTGTGGCACCGTTCGAGAATCTGACAGAATCTAACGTGAGTGTCGCCCCTGGGGTGCATGCCGCAGGTTCAGTTTTCAACCAGCATGGCTATAGCCGTTTCGTCGTGGTTCTAAAAGGCGGCGGGGCCGCATTCAACAAGAGGTAATGACAAATGACAGTTCAACTTTCAACGGGTATACGGGCCAAGTTGCTCAACGGCGGTGTCGGTGGCGGCCTCAAAGGCGCCCTCGACCTGGGCAAGATCAACATCTACTCCGGCCCGCAGCCCGTGTCGGCCGACAACGGCGCCACCGGTACGCTGCTGGGAACCGTGACGGTGAATGGTGCTGGGACCGGCCTGACATTCGACACTACGGCCACTGGCACGATCAGCAAGGCCGCAGCCGAGAACTGGAAGTTCAACGGGCTGGCTGTCGGCACCGCCGGCTGGTTCCGCTTTTACCCGGCAGGCGGTAACCCGGCGAACGCGTCGGACACCGAAGCTCGGATCGACGGTTCGATCGCCAGCTCCGGCGGCGACGTCAACCTGACCAACCTGTCCATCACGCTGAACTCGCCGAACACCATCGACGTGTTCGCCTTCACCCTTCCCGCGCGATAAGGATTCGACATGGCTCTCAAATCTTCCACCGGGCTGAAGAACGCCGTTCTGGCGACCAGCTCGTTCAAGGCTGCGCTCAACGGCGGTAAGGTCCGCATCTTCGCTGGTGCATTGCCTGCAGACGCCGACGCCGCCGAAACCGGCACGCTGCTTTGCGAGGTGTCGCTGAACGGCACGGCCACCGGCCTGACGTTTGCTGCGGCCGCAGCTGCGGGCACCATCAGCAAGGCCGCGGCCGAAGTGTGGAGCGGCACCAACGTCGCCACCGGCACGGCCACTCACTACCGCTTCGTGGCCCCGGGCGACACCGGCGCGCTGAGCACCAGCGAAGCGCGACTGCAGGGCTCCGTCGGTCTGATCGGTGCAGACCTCAACATCTCCAACACGAACCTGACGTCTGGCGCACCGCAGACGATCGACTACTACACCGCCACGCTGCTGTGATCGACGTCCATGTCCTGACCTACTCAGGCACCCGCCAGGAATGGCTG